CTCACCTCTGGATACCAGCGCGTTTACCCATGTCCGGCTATCATCTTTCAAGCCGTTTCGTATTTTCCGCCACCACTACTTTACTAATTTACCGATTGTTGAACTGAGCCAGAACTGCATCACGAACTTCAGGCGGAAGATTTCCAAGAGCTTCCAAGGCTTTCTCTTCAGCAGTCTTGGTAATGCGCAGGGTCGGCTTCCAGTCACTGAAATCTTCTGCAGCAACTGCCTCATCAGAATTAACAAACTCGCCATTGTCATCTTTCTCCTCAAGTTTGCGGCGAACAACTGCGCGGAAACTGACCTTGAGCTGATTGTTAATCATGTTTTTTGCAAGATCCGCTCCAAGAGCCACTACCTGATCTTCAATGGTAGCCAGCCCAAGAACATCGGGCTCCTGAACAGTAATTTCACGATTTGCCTGGTTGCTAACTACTTTGATCATGCTCATTTTTAATTCTCCTAATTAGGGGTTTGTAGAATGGGCGGTATGCCCAGCGAGTAGTACCCGGAAATTCCGCCTCCGGTTTGTCCGGGAAAATCCCGAATTGTTACGGTCACTATAACCGACGTTTGGCAAAAAGTCAACTACTCTTTTCACTTTTTTGACCTTTTTACTATTTCATAAATTCCTTAAATACTTACACACTTTATAGATAACACCAAGTTATTTATCCAAACTGGTAAGAACATTTCTATTAGAGAATGGTTGCAAAGCTGTTTGATCAATCGGAGGTGTGGGATATAATTGATCAATCAGAAGGACAAATAATCCGATGATTATAAAAGATGCAAGGAAGAACAAAGTATTTTTTAAATTATTCATTTTACCCTCCAATTATTTATTAATCAGATCTTTGAATGATGCTCCCCACATCTTACTTGGTTTATATCCTAGATTTTTACAGAGTTCTGCCATTGCTTCAAGTGCTGTATCTCCAAAGCCAGCAATTGATTCTTGAAGATTCGTGAAATCAGTTTTTGTAGCACACCAGCTATTACCATCCATAAATATATTTAGATTAACATGGTCTGCATAGTTTTTTGCATCTTCATTGTCACAAAACCATTTTTGAGCTAAATCTTTTATTCTGTGAATATCTGTTCCTGCTGCCAGTGCTTCTATAAGAATTGTCCATGCCTGTGCTCGGTCTGTATGATCGAACGCCCATAGGCCTTTAACGAAAGTACTTTCTCGCAATTCTAAAACTGTGTCACCTAATTCTCTTTTGGAGATTAAATTACCATTTTCATGTAAATAATACCAGCCTTCTATACTCATTTTACCCTCCGAATATGTAGTCTAGCTATTCGCATTATTTTTCTATCATTCTCGTAAGAGCTTTTACTTTTTCGCGTAAAAAAAGACTGAATGCTACACAAGCAAGTAAGAAGAGCATGAAATATTCGAGTAATCTTTCGCACATTATTTCTCCCATTGATTAGCTTCATAACGAGTATTCCATTTCTTAAGCATTATAGCACGAAGTTCTTCAAATGTATCACCATCATCTTCACATTCAAAGTGCATATTGCAATTACGACAATGAATATGATCACAAGAATGTGGTTCCCATCCTTCCCAGCCGTCACCGCACCATTGGACGTCTGCTCCACAGAAAGGACATGGTTTTAGTTCATTCATAATTTATTTCTCCTTATTAATTTTTTGTACAACTTTTTCAAGTGCTTTCGTTTCATTGGTAATATCAATCAGCATGTATGTTTTGCCTCCTTGGGCTACTTTACAAATGCCTAGAGCGTCAACAGTTACGACGGGTACGAGGTTTGCTCTTTCTTTCAGTTCGGCTATCATCTTATTCTTTTCTAAATCAGCCTTAGCGACAAAGAATATTATAACAGCCCAAAAAAGGAGCTTAATAGTCAAATCTATTATTTTATCTTTATTCATATTAATCTACTCCCTTATCTGTAGGAAGTAATTCCTTAATGATCGGATCAATGATTTGAAGACTATCAACAAGCTCAGCAAGTTGCTTAGATATATTAGAAATAGTATCAGTTTTAGATGTTAAAGTATAAAGTTGATCATACATCTCAGATACTTTAATTAGTTGTCCTACCTTTAACTTTGAGGTTGAATCAGCAAATTCTGAATAATAACCAGTTAAATTAGAAAGTTCTTTTCTTGATGCTTCCAGTATAAAACCATTTTCTGTCTTACCTATAATTCTCATTTTACAGTTTCTCCTATTAAATACATTGGTTATTTGTTAATAATTAATATTCTTTTCCCAACATCTGTAACAAAATAAATCAATTCGTTTGGTCTCTTATTGATGGCATGTTTATGGTTCCAGGCATAAAAACATTCGTTACGACCAGTCTGGTAAAGGTTCATTCCGAGGAGTTCTGGCAGAAATTTGCGTTTGATCACAATTGGCTCCGATGTAAAGATTAAAAAGTTTTTAAATTAAGATCAAATAATGCTTCGTAAAAGGTATGAATTGCCATTGCTATCTCAATGGCGCTTTTACCTCGCATGAGATCAAGCATAACTGATATGCAGATTTCACAAGATAAGCCTTCTCGATATAGAGTGATTATTTTCTTAAGTTGTCGTTTGTTCATTTTGAATCCTCCATAAGGTTAGGCTCCTGTTCAATCATTTGATCTACTTGCCATTGTTCATATGCAACCTGACGAGCTTTGTCAAAAGTATGCGGCCAGCAAGCTTCACATTTGCTTACATCGAGTTGATGCAATGCCCTGGATGCAGCTACATATAATATGTTAGTTTCTTCAGTAGTTGGGTTTCCTTGATCTGACGGAACTTTAAAATCATTTGCCAGCCGCACTCTAGGCCATTCCAAACCTTTTGCTTTATGGGCCGTAGTTATAGTTACGTCGGCTTCGGCTGGATCTTCCACAGTGGATTCAAGAATACTTAGTAGACGTTCTCGTCCATAGAGTTCGATCAATTTGAGGATCGGCTTAATATCTCCGCCCATTGGAGAATCAGCATATTCTTTTAAATCTGCGAAGTTCTTAAATAGGAATAGGTCTGGATGATTTGAATATCCCTGAAGCTTGAGTTGAACTATAGAATTGATAAGGTATGTAAGTTGTTGTGTCCCACCTAGAATGTGGACAGAAAGATTCTGGCTGAGGGCCTCTATGGTTTCTGCAATAATTCCTTTGTTTGTCCGGCATAGAATGGCATCCACACTTGGTAAGGGTTCATAATGGATTGAAGAAACAACATCATCGTTGCCATGAAATGGCACATATTCAAACTGATATGGATAATACCCAGTAATTATGGTGTTTGCCATATTTGCAATGTTCTCTCCAAAACGGAAACTTCTAGTAATGTATAGCTTTGCCAGATTGTCATCCTGGAGAGCATTGACGGCCCCTCGCCAAGCATAGATTTGCTGGAATTGATCACCAACGAAAATCTTTTGACAAGATTGATTTTTGATAACTTGAGCAATTACTGGGTTGCTATCTTGATATTCGTCAAAGAAAATAAAGTCTTTGTTAATTATTGGGTTTGTTAATGCCCAGATTTTGAGATAAACATCATGGGTGATTGGCATAGGTTTGTTAATATCGGCCATTTCATTAAACACAAGATTTGCATGTTGCACTAAATCTTCTCGCATAATATCCAGGTCAGCATCCTGAAGAATTGTTAATCTAGGCAAATGTTTATAGCTAATAACTTCGTCGCTGGAATAACAGTACTTGCGGATCGTATTGAGGATGAGATATCCTTTGTTTGCTGGACTATTATATAGTTGCCATTCTCCGATATCGAAAGTATCAGCCAGTTGTTTGCCTGTCAATTTGCTGAGCTTCTTCTTGTATTTGTAACCAATGGTTCCGTAGGCTAATGCATGGCCGGTCTTGCACATTATGTTGCTAGAAAACTTGGTGGCAGCTTCCTGGGCTAGGAGTTTGTTGAATGAGATTGATAATCCGTATCCTGACATTTTATGTGCCATTGCAAGTAACAAAAAGGTTTTGCCCGAACCTGGTGGAGCTTGGATCGCGTAGTTGTTGCCGTCAAGAATTGTGTTGACGTGTGCCTCTTGTTCAGTGGTAAGAGTTTTACCTTTATATTTCATTACCATGACTTATTACTCCTTTATATCAAGCCCTTCATTTAACACCCACCAAGTTATGGCATACAAATCTTCTTTCGTATTAACACAGAAGGCAATTGAAGAAGGATCATTTTCCATACCCTCAAAATATCCTTTACACATTGAGGCTTTCATCCAATCAGGAAAATCTTTTTTCATAGGAGTCCAACATCTAAAACACCAATCATGAAAGTTTCCACGAATCTTAATTGTAACTCCATTAAAATCAAAACGATATACAGGAAGTAAAACTGATTTCGATGTGTGAGTACCATCTACAGTTAGTAGTTTCTGATTTTCTTCGTATTCAGGATATTCTTTTAATAAATTATTGATAAGAAGTCTTACAAATGTATCTCGAACCCAGATGAATTGATTAGTAGCAGCAGAAGCATAAACATATTTTTCGTCTGGTTTATTATTATTATACCATTCTTGAAGTTGGTTCATAATTAATCTCCATAATCATGATAATCTGGGGCATCCATCTCAGCATCCGGCACGTCTGCCTCGCAGCAATCAGTTACAGGCGAGCCATAATCAGATGGATAGTGAATGCCTGCTTGGCCATAAGTACAATGAGTGCCACTGTAACTAAATGAACTGTCTAAGGCAATTATGCGACATGGCTGATTGCAGGCTGGACAAAGAAAGTTAGTTGGCGTTTTATAGGATGAAAGGTTTTTCATGGCGATTATTTATTATTTAACCAGTCTTTAAACTTCTTTTCACTTCCCCAACATATGCTTGGTGCTTTATTATATAGGAAGCCTATGTATGCTGGCAGCTTTTGAATGTTTTCGTCGTCTGCATGATTAATAGCTCCTCAAAGATCATTTTTAATAACTGCTGATAGAAAACCTCCTGGTTCAATATGTCCTTCAATGTAACGCTCCAATCCATACATCATACGTTCAGGGATGTAAAAAGTACGAAAAGAATATTGTTCATTCTTAGTGAAGTCCCACATAATAGTGCTCCTTTTATTCAAGATCAGTTAAGGTCATTCCCCTGGATGTTTTTGTCTGGCTAAATTTCTGCCTTACAAATTCTGTAGATTCTTGACTTGGTGGAGATTTAGGATCTTGGCAGAGATAAATAATTCCATAGTAGAAAGTAAGTTTGATAAGCTGACTAGTTGTTGTTAAATCAGATGGATCGATGCCTTTAGCAAGTAGGCCGTCACGTGCTTTGGCAAGATCGTCAATGGTCATGCGGGTTGAAACTACGCGAGCTTTGCTCATTAGTAATTCTCCTTTAAATTATTACATAAATAAGACTTACCATCAGTTTTTAAATGAGGAGACATATATCCACTATAACCTACAGTTTTAATTAAATATTCTACATTATCAATACAAAAATATCCCATTCACTTGTGCCTGATTTAGTGGTTCCTACATGCTCACTTTCTCCACAGGAGCTAATGAATAGACAAATGAATAATGCAATAAATAATTTTTTCATATTAAACCTCTTGAGCTAATTGATGGCGTGAAGTTTTCCTCATCAGCTAAGGAAACCAAGTTGATTTCTTTCTTTCTGGGAGTGAGGATAAAAACTTGGATTTCTTGCATGATGTTTGCGTCTATTTCATCTGTTTGGCCAAGGGTCATTTTTGCCAGGTAATCTGTGTAGATGATCTTGACTAGTTGCGACAGACTCGTAAGTTGGAAGTTTGGCTCCAGGCTGCGGACAATCTGCAGGCCGCGAGCAAGTTGATTGGGAGTGAGACGGAATGTAATGATTGGACTAGACATAATAAAGCTCCATTATTTAATATCACGTGTAATTTTAAGATCTGCCAAACATGTTGGACATGTTGATATAAAAATATATTTATTACTATATAAATCCATGGTTACTAAAACTTCTTTACTTAAGATTTCTTTTATAAAAGAGTCTTCATTATTATAACAGTTTGCACAGTATATTATATAAGTATTAGCTTTAATAAGCATATCAGTTTCTCCAGGCATTATTACATAGTTTGAGTTGCTTTAAAGGTTTGAATTATCGATTGTTGTTGTTCTTTACTTAGGGTGGCTAGAATCTGTTGGCAAAGAAGTTCAATATTGACTGGTTCACTGGTTTTTGGTACTCTTATTTTGACTGATTCTTTCATTTTGATTGCATGTTTATTCATGTTGAGATTGTAATCTATGGCTTGATAAATGCTGGCTATGTCTTTCCAGGCTTCATAGGCTTTATGGTAAGCTGTCTGAGTGATTTCTTTTTCTTTGTTAAGTGGAATTAATGTAGCCTTGGTGGATTCTAACAATGTTGCAAGTTCTTTCTGGTAACAGGTCTTGCAAAGATGTTCTGACAATCCAATCTTACTAATATTATGAATTTCTTTTTCGCTTAAATTGAAGCCGATTGCGTCATTGAGAGTGTTACAAACTGGACAGAGTTTTTTCATGACTAAGCTCCTTAGAATGGACAACCATAAAAATGCCAGCACCTGTTTCTCTGTACGCGTATTTTCCAGTATTTTTTATTTCTGTAATAATTTCAATTATTTTATCTAAATCATTTTCAAAACATAAGCAGCAAGCCTCTTCATTTTCTTCATCTTCATTTGATGGTAGAAATGACGTTCCATTATCTGTAACTAGTGAAAAGCTCCAGCAAGTCATGATCTTTTTATCTAGGTCTATTTTCTTAATATAGGCTGGCATTGTGTCACCATCCTCAAAGAAATAGATAAACTCGTGACCTTGGAAAGACATAATCTCTTCTGTTGTCATTGTCATTATGACCTCCGCAAGATTTTGAAGATTTCATTACTGGTGGATTCCTTAGTCAGTGTTTGCTTTTGAAATCTTAATGTGTTGCCAGCTTTGAGCCAGTTAATAAGTTCAAAGTATGTCACATTGGCAAGGTATTTCCAGCACATGTGGGTTCCAAATCTGTTGTAGAAACGAACTGTTTTGCCTTTCATAATTAGCGCATGGCCTCCAAGGTGCAAATTTTTGTAATGAACGTTTATTTGTGAACAGCTAAACTAAACATTTGGCAATATAACTTACTTTTACTTGATAGATGGCTGAACTTGCAAGGCTTCAATAATTGGTTGAAATACTTCCCTGGCTTCGTTGATTCCAAAGAAGACTAGCAAGGCAACTATGGCTATTGCTCCGAATGTCCAAAGAATTCCAAGGCAAATTGATTCAATATTAATGGTTTCAATCGGTGTGAAATGATTCTTATTGCTGCGTAGCTTAGCTTTCATGGCTGGCTCCATTGTTGAGGTTATTAAATTGACTAACTCATAACCAGGGCAAAGACACTGTAAGTTTGAATCTTTGCCATGGTGATTAGGCAGTCAATTTAGTTATGTACTGGCAGTCCTGCATCAAGCCTTTTTCTTCGTGGCACATGATAAGGTGGCTTTCCGATTGAAATTCTGTAACACTTGTAGCAAAGAAGAGAGTTGCTATTTTTCTTACTAAAGAGGTTCATTTTGATTGCTTTTCCACATTTGCAAGAATGATCGGACTGAATTTCGTATCTTTGCTTATTCATAATGTTATCTCCTTATGGATGGTGGTTAAAAGCGAGCAACTTCGTTGCTTGGTTAGGTTATACAATTCTGAAGAAGTTTGCAATCTTGCCGTCACTTCTAAATGTGTAACCTGTCGCTGTTTGGTTCTTGACTTCAATCCAAATGACTTCACTAGGTGTGATGGCTCCAATCTGGATTCTTTCTGCAATTTGAAATAAGTAGCTCAGATCGCAGGTTGCAATTATCTGGGATGGTTCCCAAATTGCTTGGTCAAGTGGCTGTGTTTCAGGCATCCAAATTGTGCATTGCTCTTGCAGGTGGAATAGCTCACTTGGAATAAGGGCATAATAGAATGTTGTGTTCATAAGGTTGGTTCCTTGTAATCTTCTCTGGCTATATCTTGTGTTATTGTACCGTATACAATAGGGTTTGTCAACGGAAAAAACACGTAAGCGGTAAACAG